ATCATTGGTAGTATCGGAGCAACTGCAGTCCATATAGATACTGCAAGAATTCTCATAGAGCTTGCAACACCCATAGCCATTGATTTTAAATTAGACCCTGCTGTTACAGCCATAGTTTTAATACTACTCCCTATTGCTGTAAGCGATGTCTTTGCGACGGTTGCTGAGGTTTTTAGTGTTGTCATTGTATTTGTTGAGAATGCTTTTATTGAATCTTTAGCATATAAAGCTTTAATGCGGAGTGTATCAAATCCATCTTTCGCTTTACTTACTGTGCCGGGAATATTGCTTATGGTGCTGATTGTTTTTCCTGTTGTTGAAGTAAGCGCCCCTATTGCTGTTGTTACCGGACCAACTGCTGCAGCTAATAACGCAAACTTGACTATTAGTTTCTGAGTATTAGGATCTAACTCTGAAAACTTTTGAACTATTGCTGTGCCAGTTTGGATAATCTCCGTAAAGCTAGGAAGCAACACCTTTCCAAGTGTTTGCGCTAAATTCTCCATAGTAGCTTGAAAAGTTCTTATACTATTAGCAGCACCATCACTGGTTCTAGCATAATCACCTTGAGCGTTCTTGGCTGCATCCATAACATAGTTATAGCGAAGTTGCACCTTTTCCGCCTCTGTCATAGCCTCTACCTTTTTAGTAATGCCCTTAGATAGCGCATAGTTTTGCAGATTTGCCTGCGTCATTACTATACCTAGATTTTTAAGGCTTTCTGTTTCTCCTGTAAATATCCCTTTTAGTGCTGTTTGAGCTACATCAATATTCACATTTTTAAAAGAAGCTAAGTCTCCAGCTAAACCGGTAAGCGACATGGACATTTTAGAAGCATCTTGTCTGGTTAGCCCCATAGATGTTCCCATATCGCCAAATAACGCGGTCATTTCAAGAGCTGCGTTTCTAGAAATACCAAATTGTTTAGTAGTTGTTTTGGACCAATCTTTAACCGTATTTGCATAATCTCCAAAGGCAACTTCTACCTTGTTTATGTTTTCTTCAAAGTCAGATGCAGCACTTATCATTTGCTTTTTAGCTAGCGCTAAAGGTGTAGTTATCCCAATAGAAGTTTTCATCCCGAACTTTACCATATTACTTCCAGTATTTTGTAATTTGTTTCCCAAGTCATCCATTTTTTGTTTAAAACTTCTACCTTGTTCATTTGCTTTGCTTAGTTGTTTTTTAAAGCTATCTATAGCTTTTACAGCATTAGAAAACTCCTTTTCCATTTGTTTAACGTCACCAGTCAGCTTGACTGATAGTGTATAATCCGCCATTATAACCTCCTTTCTTATAATTTTCTAAACGCTGAGAAATAAACTTTCTTCACCCAGTCCATTCCCTCTGCCTGATCTATTTCTTTTACTAGTTTTAGATTTTCATCAACCTTGTCTTTATCTACTTTCTTAGGTTTAGGTTTAAATAATTTCAATACCTTTCCACCTTTCTTTCTAAGTGAGTTGGAAATAGCAACAGCAACTGCGTTATTCAATAGGCTGTTTTCTAAAACAAGTTTATTTTCCCAGGCTTTCATAATAAAAGCCTTTTCTCGCATTGTTAAATTTTCATAATCTTTCTTAGAATAGCCGAAATTTACAACAAAAAAAGCAAAGTCCATATCCTTTAGATATGGCTCTGCTTCATTTATATGCTCTGCATCTTCACTGCCAAGATACTCAAATTCGACTAATCTACTTGGAAGAAAAAAGGGCAATCCCTCTGTATCGCGTTAATAACCGCCATATTTATTGGAACAAATCCGATTTCTTCAATAGCTTTCTCCGCTAACTCCACCCCCTGTGTTGTTGTTAGAAATACATCAGATCCTGACTCTTTAATTGCTAGTCCGAAATAGGTCTTTAAGTTTGAAATTGATAACATTGCATTATTTTTTTGAACCGCAACCATAAAAGGCTCTCCAGTTGCATTTTCTATCATTTCAATTCTTTTAAGGCTATATTTTAATTCATAATCTTGCCCGTTTATCTTAATCATTTAAATTCCTCCTATACTAATCCTACTGGCATTGTATCTGGCTGCGGTGCAGTAACTGCTAAATCAACAAGCGCCCCCATTCCCTCAAAAGCTAAAGAGTATGTAACACTATCATCATAAGGAGCCTCTAACGGATAATCAGTAATTACTGCCAGTCCTCCAAACATTCCTTTTTTAGTCTTTGCGTTGATAACCTTTAAGCACACAGGCGACCCATTCTCAAAAGCTTTTGATAGTAGTGAGTGGCTTTCATCTCCCGTCATAAATATTCCATCATTGTCAATCGACCACTCCTTCATCCCTGCAATCTTAGACTTCCAACCGCCCTTTGTATCTTTTGATGTTATTTCAATACTGTCTGCAGACCTGTTAATTGTTAGTCCCTGTTGTCCTGATATTGCTACTAACTTTGTTCCGTCTTCGTTATATATTGCAAGCAGTATATCCTTGCCCGCAAGAGCCTTACTGCTTGCACCAGTCATATCGCAGTATAACCCTTTATCAAAATCATTTGAGCCAAATATTTGTAAATTCTTCATTTTCATTCCTTTCTATTTACATTTAAATCCGTATGCAATTTTAAATTCATATTCAACAACTGCATGCTTTTCATCTGTTTCATCTAGTTTTATCGTTTTAACTCCATTATTTTTTTGTAGTATTAAGTCAAATCCAATAGGCAAATCTATATCCTCTGTTAGTGCTTCTTCTAGATCTTGAACAAGCTTATAAACCCCTACCGAACTTTTGGAGGGTTTAGCTATCGCGTGAAACCAAACTGTAAAAACATCCATAAACATGGTCTTTGAATGGTCGGGTCTAGTCCCTACTATCTCAACAAAGAATAACGGAGATTTTGCACTTTTTGGAATGTCATCGTAACATTTTAGTTTCGTATTCTTTTCTACCATAGTTTGAATGGATTTTATTAAGTCTATAAAACTTATTTGTTTTAACATTTAAACCTCCTTTAATCTTTTGATGATATCTTTGATGTAAATCATCTCTTGTATTTCTTTGTTCGTTTTTAAAAACCTTTGACCTGGAACATATCCCCCATCAACGGTTCTGTGTCCATATTCAACATGTGGAGCATAGTCCTTGTTATATCCTATCTCCTTATTTCCTACTTGAACACTTAGCCTTAATTGTCCGGCACCCTTTAATGGTGATACGGGCGTTGCACCAAGTCCCCCAGTTTTCTTTGACCTGTTTTGCATTGCTACAAGCTGTTTTTTCTCTATATCACTCAAAGAAAAGGTTTCAAGAGCAAAAAGCTTTCTTAGAGCCTCTTTTTCTCCTCGCAGATTTATCTTCATAAACTATCCACCTTCTTAGCTATGATACTTGTATACCTGTCAGCTTTATATACCTCTATAATGTCTAAAAGCCCACTATCGACCTCTATGCTGTCACCAACTTTAACATCATAAGAGCCCTTTAATGCTACTTTAGTGTATGCCTTTATTACTTCTCTATTATCCATAGGAAAATCCTCACTTCTAAGCGGTATTTTTCTTCCTTTAACAGATTCGTATAGTTGCTCTGTTAAAATCTCGTTTCCCAGTTCGTCAAATTCAGTAAAAGTCCCTCTATATATTTTGAATATTTCCCAGTTCATATAAATTTTACCTTCGCTTGTTTAATGGTTCTTTTGTAGCTATCAATTTCATCCCTGTACTCGGCAAGAATATCATCAACAAAGTTAGTAGATATTCCCTCTACATTTTCAGAGCTTATCCCTTCAAAGTATAGTTTGCGATACATTTTGATAGCTATATCTACAATAATGGAGTTAAATTTTTGTGGCACCTGTTCTACCTCAAGCCTTAAGGTTAATCTATCAATAGAAGTAGCGACAAGCTCATTTAAAAGCTCATCGCTAATCTCTTCATCTTTTAACCTTAACTTTATTCTTTCTAATATGTTCATTAAGCTACCGCCTGAACAGTAATCTTGAATACTCCGTCCGCAAATTCTGGATAGAATTTTACGCAGGATAAAACTAGTGTATCCACTGATGCATTTTCAGACTTAATACTGTGCGTCATTCCAATTAGTCCGGTGCTGTCCGCCGTTAGGTTGAATGTTTTGCCCAGATCTCCATCAACTGGCACATAAGCACCATTTAGATTCTGTTTTGCTGTTGCTAGTGGTTTCTTTGCGTCTACTGCCGGAGTTATAATTGCAGTTCCTAATCCTAAGAAATTCTCAATATATGAGAATCCAAAGGCAGTCTGCATTGTTACCTGCGCAGTAGCTAGATAATCAGCAACATCTAGAGGGTTGATAAAGAAGATAGGCTCAACATCCACATCATCGTAATAAACCTGTAACTGAGCCCATCCTGCAGCAAGTGCTGCTTGTAAGCCTTTTCCAGTTGCAGTACCTGTTCCAGCCTTTAGCATTGTATAAAATGCACTCTTAGTAGCTTTCTGCACTTCTGCAACAAGCTTCTCATCTGTCTGATTTACTGCAATATCTCTACCGACTTTCTGGATAGCTTCTGCCGTTGTATTCTTTCTATATTTGTCTAGATCAAGCGAATGAGTTGCTACAACCTTTCTTTCAAATTCTGTTAGAGGAATTACCTCACCCTCTGCAACTTGACTTCCTACCGCTCCTTTTTTTACGAATTTATATACTTTGATGTCTGTACCTGCAGACATTGGTACTAGCTCTGTAATGCCTAAAATATCCTTTAGTGAGTTGATGTTTCTTGATATTCTAGATGTAAAATCAATCGATATCGCTGGCTCTAGATCTGCCGATACTGTAGTTCCTGTTGTTGGTGTAAAATACTGTAACTTGTTCTTATTCATTATTATTTCTCCTTTACTTAAATAAATGTTGATTTTCTGCAATTAACCTTTGTCTTTCTGTTCTGTTTGTAATTGCTTCAATCTGTTCTTTTGTGATTCCGTTATTGTTTGATGTTGCTTTTGGCACATTTCCTTTTAGCGCTTCTTTAACAGCCTTTTCAACTTCTGTTTTAAACAATGTTCCAAAAGCTTCAATGTTGTTCTTTGTTATTTCTGCACTATCGCCAATTAACATCGATATAAGTTCGTCAGACGCATTTATCTCCTGTTCTTTTAGAATTTTTCTCGCCTCTTTCGACATTTGAGACCTGTTGTTTTCTGCTCTTAGCTTATCCAGTTCATCCTGTATCTGACTTTTCTCATATTCAAGTTTTTCTTGTGCTGACATTTCAGCTAGTTTCTGAGCTTCCGATAATTCTTTAGCTTTCTTCTGCTCCCATTTTGCAAATTTATCCGAGATGATTCTGTCTAGATCATCATCTGTGTATTTTGCCTCATTACTTTTTTCAGAATGTGCCTCTGTATTATCGTCTGCACTGCTTTCTACCTGATCTGTGTTTTGTTCAGCTTCATCATTAAATAACTGTAATAAATTTCTTTTTTTCATTTTCTTCTCCTTACCATAATTTAAAGTTATAATGCTTAACTTCCTTAGAGTTTTAGTTCTGCCAAGCCTAGAACATTCCTTAGTTTTTATTCACTGCCAAGCCTAGTGATGTAATCGGGATACATATCGTATAATATATCTATCCCTATAAAAAAAGAGCTTATGAGCGTATTACTTTCATCTCTAAGCCCTGATTTATTTAAATAAAACTTCCCTTCTTCTAGTTCGTAATCTACATGTCCGTTAACTTTCTTTAATGATTCAATTAAGGTTAACGTTAGTATAGATACTGCGCTGCAAATTATATCTTTACCGTGTTCTGCATAACCTGCATGCCCCCCAACTATAACGGATTCTTTCGTTTCTTTAACCTGTATCATTCAATATATCCTCCACTTTTTCAAGCTCTACCCACCCAACTCTCCTATATGCAATATGCTCATCCTTTAGCACTATCGTTGTGGGTAGTTGCTCTATTGTATATAAATCTATGTACTGTGGATCTATATCAACGTTAATTTTTTCTACATCGTATCCCTTATCAACTAAGGGCAATAAAAATTCACGCCAGACAAACCTGCATCTACTGCACCAGTCTGCGTGAAAGTATAATATTTTATTCATTTCTACACCTTTTCTGTTGATTTAGCTTGACATCTTGTGGTATAATATACACAAGATATCTAATTAACATGGTCGGTGCCCCCACAAGTATCTTTTGATATGGGCGTCGGTCATGTTATTTTTTTATATCCTCTTGAAAACCTTTATTTCTTCTCCATTCACCACTATAATAGTTTTTACCCAAAGTCTATGGTTACTCTCAAAAACACTTTTTAGCTGTAAATTTATCCACTCTTCACCCACATCAACCTTTGATATATCAAAAATAAACTTATGTGCTTGCTCTTTTTTCCTTTTTAAATTGTTATAAAAAATGTTCTTTCCCGTTTTTTCGAGTGTTTTTAAATCCCAACCCTCTTTATTGATTAAGTAATCTGGGGTTTTAATATTTTGTGGTTCATTTATTCTTGGTAAAATTTCCACATCTTTACCATACCAACTCATTAGCTCTGCTATTCTATACTCGTTTTTATCAGGTTCAAAAACTACATTTTTACCGTCTACAATATACTTAACGCCGCCCAACACAAATGACTTATCCCTTTTTATAACAGGTTTTCTTTTACTTTCTGGAACAATTTGCCACTCATCAGTTACATCAACAAAGCCTTTCCTTACAATCTCTTGATTGCTAGGTTTTTTATTGATGGTATTGACTTTTTTATCCTCGGCATCAAGAACAATCAAATAACTACTTCTGCAGAGTGGATGCATGGGAGGGAAGTTAACCCCTGCTTGTCGTTCGGATATTTTAAACTTCTTACCGTTTAAGCCTTTGCATACTGGTGTTGTTCTGCTGTCCATTAGTGATGAGTATTCGTAATATTCGTATTCTTCCTCAAAGGCTGTCATTGAGGCTTCGTTCATAATGAATGTTCCCTCTGTATACACTAGCCTATGGGCTTCCTTGTGCGACACATCAAAGCGCTTTCTTAATATCTGGGTACACTTCTCATAGTTGTCACCTCTAATAATAGCATTTTGAAATTCGGTGGTTAGTGTGGAGGTTAGTTTATCCATGTTCTTCCAAAGCCTTTGAGAGAACACTTCTCCTCCTACCCACTTCCTATTAACTAACCTCTCAAGTGCTGAATGGTTATACGTGTTCTTTCCCCCAGCAACTTTATACGCCTTTTTTGCTAGGTTCTTCAAGTGTTCTGTTAATTTCTGCTCCGTTATTATTCCAAGTTCGCATTGCTTGACATATATACTTTGCTTTAAACCCTCTAATCTATTGAGTTTATATACACTCTCCCTAATTGGCATCAAATTGGCGTATTCTGGATATTTTAAAGCAAAGGCATCCATGTTTTCATAAAGAAGCTGTCTATCTTCTTGGGATAACCTTTGAAGTAGCGACCTATATTCTATAATATTATCCCTGCCATACTCTTTGTAATAATAGGCTATATCTTTCTCGAGCTCTTTAATGGATCTAGAATATTCTTTTGATAGACTTTCCATTAACTTTTTCTCGTCTTTTTCTAGTTGTTCCTCTAGCCTTTTTCTTCTATCCTCCCAATATTTAGCACTATTCATCCTTTGCACCTATTATTTGTTTCGCTTGTTCTTCTGTCATACGCGGAAACATATTGTCCGCTGCATTCTTCTTCTCAATTTCAGAGTTTACATCTTTAACTATTGATAGAACAGACAATTGCGTTTCCTCTGATGTTATTCCAGCAAGACTCTGCGCTACCTGTGCCTCCTCCAACAGGTTTTTTGGTAAGTTTCTAGTAAATGTGTATTTAATACCTAGCCACTCATCAGTGCCTATCTTAGAAATTGGTAAATTAGCGATCATCTTATATCTTTTGTTAAGTCCTGATATAAACTTCCTTTCTTTGGTCTTTGCTAGATTACTCATAGCTTGAAGCTTATAAGCTAATGCAACTCCAGAAGAATTGCCAAAACTTTCATCGTTGATATTTGCTACCATTGAAATTTGAAAAATTAGCTGCTCTAGTCTGTTGATTAAATTCTCCTGTGTTGTATCAGCTTCCGGTTTAGCAAGAAAATCAACCGTTAACTTTTCCGCATCCTCACCATATAGATTGATTATCCTGCTATCTCTTAGATTTTGTATTGCATCCTTGCCAAGTTCTGCACCTAGCACCTTTAAATATGCATCGGCATAGTAGTCAACATCGTTAGCTTTCTCACTAATAGCCTTGTTATATGCATTGATTATGCTCTTTACACTTTCAAAAGCTCCAATACACTCCTCGTTTTCTTTATATTCTATCAATGGAACATCTCCAAAGTAGTGCGGTGCTGTTTCTACCGTCTTAAAATCCTTATTAAAGTGATATATATTAAAACTATCAGAGTAACTGCCCTCAATATTCCCCTCGCTATCCTTGTAATAGCTAACACCATACACCGGTCTTTTAACTATTGAATCATCATATATAACAAATGCGTCCGTTGGTGGTATATATGTTATTCCAACCTCAGCATTTTCATCGGTGAATAAAAGTTCATAAGCATGACCGTATATGCTGCATAGTTTGGATAATTCCGAATTATTATCCTCCTGGTTGTTATACATCCCGATATACTGAATATAGTCAATAACATCTTTATTCTCATGACTTTCCTTTATTGGGACTCCAATAAAATAACCGTTTAAGGTATCAACAATATACTTTGCGAAGTTTACCACTATTCTGTTATCTGGCTTATAACCGTCTTTTTTCTTTTGATGTAAAATCTCATATCGCCCCTCATACATATCCTTTAATGGAATATACTTATTTGTTGTTATCGTTTGGTGCTTTTTTATAAATTCTTCTAATTTGGAACTTGTTAGATCCACTCCTCTGGGTAATATAAACATCTATATTCCTCCTTTGTATAAATTAACATTAACTCCTTTAGGCTTTCTCCATCCCTCTACTGCATACCTTAAGGCTGCCATTGCGTCATCAAAAAATGGAACTGGTATATCAAAGTACTCGCCTGTTCGCTCGTCTTTCTTCCACTTCCATTGGTCTATTTCTTTAATTGTATTTGTGCAGCTTGGGTGTATATATATCCTCCTTCCTTTTAGCCAGTCAATTTGTACTTTCTGGTACTTAGTGGCAGAACTCTTATCCTTGCTTACCGCTCTTGCCTTATATCCTGCTTTTCTCCACATCTTTATTCTGTCTGGCTCTGCACTATCGCAGTACATTATTATATCTTTCGGTAACTTCTCCTTTTCTGATATGCTTATCAGCTCGTCTGTGGACTTCTCATGCAAATATATTTCATTTAGGATATATATGTCCTCATCTTTAATTCCGACCGTTAGAATAGCATTTGCGTGGTTATACCCAAAATCCTGCCCGTTAACTACATCATCATAATCCGTAAGAGTTCGAGATATATCTTTAACCTCCCAGTTGGTTAATATTTGACCTGCAGTTTCTCCCCAATCTCCTAGTCCATAAACCCTATATCCCTCTGGATCTACTTCCTTTCTCCTATTCATTCTTGCTTTATATCCTTCATCTATGAATCTATTGTCTAGATATATGCTTTGATTGGTTAGTGTGTTGTCATCGTCTCTATCAAAGAACACTTTTTTAATCCAGTGGCTTTGACTTACTGGATTGAAGGTCATTTTTATTTGGTAGTAAAGGTTTTTAGGTAATTCGCCTCTTAAACGGTCATCTATTATTTCAAAATCTCCTTGAGTAAGTTCTGTTGCTTCCTCTATCCACACATCAGTGAGCTTTCCTTTAGAAAATGTTATTGATTTCAATTTTTCTCTTTGCTTTTCATCATTAACACCTCTGAATATAATTTGATTACCGTTGACACAAACTAATCTTAAAGGGCTTAATCCTATCTCCCAATATTTATCTAATTTCAAACGAGTAATAGCTGCAGTAAGTTCTGCATATGTACTATCTCTGTTGGTTATGTCAGATTTTCTTATACAAACTAAATTTCTCCCTTTATCCTGCATAAGCCTTAGTATGTATTGCTGAGCTGTATCTACACTTTTGCCTGATCCTGCAGAGCCTTTGATGGCGATGTATCTTTTTTTTGATTTATGAACTTCTTTGAAAACCGGATTGCTTTTAACACTAATCTTCACCGTAATCTACCTCTATTTTTATGTTCATATCCGCATCTATATTAGCCTCAACCTGTTGTTTATCTCTCCAGTCCTTTGGCTTTCTGTTTTTCAGCCAAAATATTTGCGCCGTTGTATCGGGTAGAACAAACTTCTTTACTACCTTTTTTCTTTTCTTACCATTTTCATCAACCTCTAAGGTTTGTTCTTCATATTCATATCCTAATGCCCTTTTAAGAAGTGCATTTTCTACTTCTCTATCAACAACCTCTTTACCTTTTTTTAAAGTGTTGGAAAAGTTGGGGAATCTTTTGATCCAGTCATATAAAGTGCATTTATTAATTCCCATATTGTGAGCTATTTGTTCATCACTTAATCCATCTCTCGCCCAACCTTCTATTTTAATAAGCCCATCATCTGTGAGCCATTCGTGGTATTTTCCTTTAGCCATTTATGGCTCTCCTTTCTTTAGATTTTACTCGCTATAATCTTCTTAAGATAGTTCTCTCTTTCTTTAAAATCTCTCATATTTAGAATATGTCCTCTTATACTTTTTAATTTTTGTTTGCTCCGGCCTCTATCTATTGCTAATGTTTTAACTACCTCAGGCTCTTATCAACAGAATGCCCACATATTCCGCAATGGGTTTGGGTTAAATATATTTTCTTCTTGTTTTTTTCAAATGCGCCTCTATGTGCACCGTCCCGGTCTAACCTTGTGTTTTTCACAGTATATCCTTTCATTGTTAAAGTAAAAGGCACCCGTTTACGAGTGCCTAATAGAAATTTAAAAGAGGATTTTAGTATGACAGAAGTTGTATATACACTTCTCTCAACTATATCATAACACGCTGTCAAGTAGTCTACTCGAAATAAAAAGTCTACTTTATCTATTTTCTTGTATTTTTTTTAGTACATTCCCGTACTCACACAAACCTCTTTTATGTATGTTGAACATATATGCTCTTGATACATTTAACTCGCTCTCAATCTCTCTCCATTCTTTGCCCTCGATATACCTCATGCTTAGTATCTTGATTGCCCACTCATCGCTTAACTGGCATATTTCAGATGCTATGTCGCTTTTAAGATTGACAAGATAGTCAATTTGTCTGTTGATGTCCTCTTGAAAGTCAACAATCTTAGTCGTTATATCAGCAATCTTATCTCTTTGCCCTCTTGCCGGTGGTACCGGTGACAGAGGTTTAGATGCGTTTGTTGCAATCGCTTTTAGTCTCTTAATCTCTCTAAGTCTGTTATCGACTGCCTCATCAATCTTTTTCACTTGTTTTAGTCTGCCTTTTGCGAGTTTTACTTCTTCCCGTAAATTCATCTCTTATCACCTCATCAAGTTTATTTCTAAACCACTTACTGTCTATATCAACAAGATTTGCAAACCACTGCGATTTGAAAAATACTTGTATATTTTTAATTTCATACAGTGCTCCATCGCTCTTGATTTTTGCTTTGCGGATACTCTCTTTCAGCTTGGATATTTCATCGCTGACTGCATATATTAACTTTATTGTCGCCGTTTTAAGCCCTTGAAATTTAAAGTCTATATTCACAAGGCTTAACTTTGCTTTTAGTATCAAGAGGTTGTATTTTTCCATATCTTTTTTGCACTCCTTGATTTTTAGGTATTGTTTTTTATAATCTCTCATATGATTTTTATAGTCAATTACCGCTTGATTAACAATCCCTGTTGCTAATTTATTATATGCGCCCTCCACTAAACCTCCTTAATCTCAATGCCAAATATCTCCTGCATCAGCTTTTTTTTGATTTTGTAAACATCAGTCTTTCTTCCCTTGACATCCTCAACTATGAACTCGCCCTCTTTAGTGTAGTAGGTGAAATCTGCTATATACTTCATTCCCTTTTCTTTGTTTCCGTCCGGCAGAGTGTAACTATCACAGAGTGTAAAACTCTGTTGTAGTCTTAATCTGTATATCTCTTTAGCCTTGAGGAGAAACTTAAGTTCCTCAAATCTCTTCGCCTCTTTCTTGCTGTCAAATTTTAGATTTCCGACTGTTGTTTTAACATTTCCGTATTTGTTATAGCGATACATCTCTCACCTCCTAAAATGGTAAATCCTTTAAACTCAAAAAACCCTCTGGCATATCTTCGCCTTTATCTTTCCATTCCAGAAACTCAACCCTATCGGCTATCACGTCTGTAGTGTAGACCTTGCTACCGTTCTTGTCCTCATAGCTTCCTGTCTGTATTCTTCCCGTTACTGCAAGTTTCTTTCCCTTAGCTGTAAACTTCTCTATTGCTTCTGCAGTTTTTCCAAATGCGATTATTCTAATAAAATCAGCTGTTTGCTCTGCATCTTTCTTAAATCTATCTACTGCTAGTGTTAGTCTTGCAATTGCTAATTGCGATTCTGTATACCTTACTTCCGGGTCTGCTGTTAACCTTCCAATTAAATTTACACTATTCATTTTTTATTTCTCCTTTATTCTTGTTTCTCCAATTCTTGTAAAGCATGTATGACATTTGTATATCAATTCTTGTATCTATAATTTTCTAATTTCGATAACTCAATCCAAAATTCATCGTCTGTCATTTGTTTAATTCTGCTTGCTACTGCCTCATCTATTTGTTCAAGTTCTGTGAAAATCTTTTCTGTGCTGATTAAGGTTTTGAGTTTTCTTGTGTATCTTGCGTCAATAATCATAAACAGTAAATCCTTATCTGCTGATGTTACCCCGCCTTTTAGAAGGTCGTCTATATACAAAACTTCCACCGAACATAATCGCTCTAGGTTGTTTGCATAGCTTTCTTCTGTCATTGATGTCTTTAATCTTATTGAATCCCTTTTCCAGTTCATATAGTGAACTCCTTGACCTCTTTTAATCAGTTCCCCGCATATCGCTGTTGTGATGTGCGTTTTGCCGGTTCCAACCTTTCCCCCGATGTACCACCAACTATCGCCGTCAAGATATTTAATTGCTCTTTTTTTGATAGCCTCATTAATTTTAGTGTTCGCCTTGTAACTCTCAAATGTCATTTTATTTAACACTTCTTTGAGATTGCTCTCTTCGATGTGCCTCTTCGTCCTTTCCCTCTCCCTTGCTCTTATCTGACATTCACATTCTTTTGAATATGTGTAACCTTCTTCTTCCCACTCAATGAACCCTTTATCCCTGCAAGTACTGCACTCATATTCTGCTACATTCACATTCGTATTTTGCCCTTTTGAAATTCTTTGCAGTATATCCTGTATATTTTCCATCGTTCCTCCTAAAACACTGTGATGCCGTACTTCTTAGCATAGTCCTCTTCCACTTCCTCGTTAACGCCATCTTTACGCATCCAATTTCTGATTACTGCGTAATGGCTTTTATATCGCTTGTTATTACTTGCTAAGTATCCCGATAAGCTTTCAATATATTTCTCATAGCTTTTAGGATATGAGGTTTTTAATTTCTCAAATTCATCTGCAGTTAAGTTGACATTTTCAAATTCGCCGAGCGGGTGTATATATATATTCTTTTCTTTCTTATCTTTCTTATTCTTTCTTACTCTTTCTTTTCTTTCTTCTTGTGTGTCCATACCGTTGTCCATACCGTTGTCCATACCGTTGTCCATACCGTTGTCCGTACCGTTGTCCATACCGTTGTCCGTACTGTTGTCCATACCGTTGTCCATACTGTCGTCCGTACTGTTGTCCATACCGTTGTCCATACTGTCGTCCATACCGTTGTCCATTTTTGAAATTTCATCATCTAAACCTTGAAATTTCAGATAATTGATTACTGTGATTTTAGTTCCACTCTTATTACTTTCAACTTTTATCATTTTATCTTCAACAAGTAAATCTAAATATCTTTTAACCGTCTTTCTATTTCTAAGCCAATCAACTGATAGCCTGTCAAGACTTGTTACAATTTGACCTCTTTTGACTACTTGCCACCTGCCATTATGCAGTTTTTTTATGTCTTTAAAATTCACATTTAAAAGTAAATATATAAAAGCCTCTCTTATTGTGAACGGTTCTCCACAATTCCATAATCCACTTTCCAGCAAACTTCTATGCAGTTTGATATACCCCTCTTTCATTACTGCCACCCCTCTTTCAACCTCTCTATCTCCATTGGTGTAAGAGTCTCTATACCTAGTCCCTTACACTCCCTTATTGTTTCATCTATAAGCCTTGCCATTTGGCTAGAATCGTAAACGCTCGATC